GTGCGCTATATATGCAATGCGGTCATGCTCGGAGCGGGCGTTAAACTCCGCCTGCACCTCTGGGTCTGACATCAAGTCAGCCAGCACGCTTGTTCATCTCCATGTTCTTAATGACATCAAGGAACTTGTTCGCGTTCATGTCCTCAGTCTTGATAGCTGCGCCGTCCTCCACGCCCTCCAGCGCCACGCGCTCACCATACTTGCGAGGCTTCAGCTTGGCGGCTGTCCACTTGCGAGCCTCGATGCGCTGCTTCTGCCACGCTATATAGGTGTGGTCAAGGGTAGTGCGTCCCTTGTCATCAGTGTACTCAGGGGGCATCTCGTCAGCAATTGCAAGGATTTCGTCAGCGTTGGTGTCAGCCTGCTCTTCGCGTGCGCGTGTGTACATATCGCAGAAGAGGGGGAACCGAATCAACCAACGATAAATAGTTGCAACGTGAGGGAGGTGTTGGTCAGCGCATATACGTACTAATGGCTCACCGTGAGTAATACGCCAGCATATCTCGTCTGCTATATCTTCTGTGTACTCTACAGGTCTATGAGCAGGTCTTGGTATTTGCGGGGCGGCAGGCTTCCCCTTGGCGGCTTTAGCTGGCTTCTTGGCGGTTTCTGGCATAACCCATAATCCCCATATATGGAGTGAACGAATGAACGTAGTGTATTCGATTCGCTTTCGGTTCGCCAACTGTAAAGTTATTCTGGGGAGACTGTAAACTTATTCGGGTTGTTAGTTCAGTGAAACCGACTCGGTTTTATTTCGCTTTCGATTCGTCACAGAGTCGCTTGACATATGCGCTGACATCTTGTTTTGCGCACTCTTTCTCGTCTAACTCAAAGTCAGGAACCCAAACCATTAAAACCAAAACCATGAGGAACATTATACTAATTGCAGCCTTTTCAAACAAGGTTTCTTCTCTCATGTGTTCTTCTCCTTTAGCTTTGCTTCAATTGCTTTCGCGTACTCAATTTCTTCTTCAGTTCGACCATCGTTTAAATATCTTTCTTCATCCGTCAGCCCTACCCATTCGCGCTTTGGCGGCGCTGTGTAAAGCGGTTGCGGATTAAACACGGCATCTTGCGGCTTCTTTCGGAAGTACACATTGCCTACCGCTGATAGGTGCATCCACGCTACTGGCTCCGGCTGCGGCAACCCTGACCACAAAGGCCAGCCGTCAATGGTTGGCTCAGGCTTCATACTTCCTCCACGGTCACGCGGTACTTAGTCCCATTACGGTCTTCAACTAAGATAGTTTTCTTTGTGCTGGCAAACGCGCCCGACTTAGTCAAATCGTACTGTGGCTTGCTCACGCTAGACAGCAGCTTCTCTGTGTCGTTAGCCTTCAGTTCCTTGCTAATTGTGTGCGCAATGTAATCGCAGTACACAACGTAGGATTTAGGCAAGTTGTCAAAGAACTTGCCAACGATAGTGTCCATAGTGTCAAAGTAGTTCATGATTCCTCCGAGTAACGTGCTTCAAACATTGAGTCAAGACGGTCTTCTTCGCGGCGCTCAAACTTCCAGTCTAGGTCTGGGATTGACGAGAAACTCTCTGGAACATGGCACTCTGGGCAAAGGTCAATCTTGCCATCGCTTGCGCCTGTGTTGTCGTTAACAGTCTCAATCTCGTCTTCTTCAAAGATATGCTTGCAGCAATCGCACTTGTAGTATTTAGTCATTTCGCTTTCCTTCGCTGTAATTGGGGGCAAAGCCCCCGTTGATTTATTTATTAGCTTGACGCTGCAAAAACAAAAACAATTTACTTTTGGAACATTTCACACAACGCTGCTCTTCTGGTAATGCTAAAAATTGTGCAGCAGGTACAGTCATATGCTCTCCACGCAAACCGCCACCACTACGACCTGATTGGCAAGTTGGGCCAAAACGTACTGTGTGAAGCAAGTGGTCTTTACGCATTTTGTTTTCCTTCGCTTTTGACTGACTATGCGGTTTGCTGTGTCAGTAATGTAATTCTAAGTTAAACGATTTGGGGGTGTCAACCCCCTTTTGCAAATATTTTTAACTATTTTCTAGTTTGTTTACGAGTACGCCAACATTGTCACCATCGGCTTTTAAATGCTGTAACAATTCTTTTAATGTAAAAGTGTTATCAGGATATTTTTGGATGTAACTTTCAATTTCGTGCAGGACGTAATTGAAACCGTCGTTGAAACCACCGATGTATTCTGTTTGTAGATTTTCCATATTCAATTCGCTTTCGTTTTGGTTGCGGGGGCTTTCGCCCCCTTTGTTTAATCTGCCCGTGAGCCTGCGTAACATTCAATGCCATGCTTGTTTAGTACCGCAGCAAAGGCTTCAGCGCCCTCTTAACGTGAAGTTACTTTGACGCTGAACACAGCGGATGTCTTTGTGTATGTAGCTAACTGCTCCGCAGTTACACCAATATCAGCACACAAAGTCTTGTAGTCAACAACAGAACGATTAGATTCCATGTAAGTAGCTTTGAAGAGATTGCCCTCTACTACCTTTGCGCCGCCTAAACTAGCGCTGTCTTTGATGCTGTCTTTGATTGCGTCAGCTTGCTTAGTCAGGTCAGCAATTTGAGCCAAGAGGTTGCCGAGTGTGTCTACTGATGTCAGTTGGATGTCGTTTGATTTCATGATTCGCTTTCGTTGGTTACCTGACTTAGCACCATTGCTGTGTCAGTGGTGTAACTTTAACTTAAACGATTTATCGCTGTCAACCATCTTTTTAAAAATATTTAAAATATTTTTTAAGGAGTTTATTGTGTTGCTATTTTGCAACTATATCTTGTTCCGCTATATGGCAGAAGATGGAGCACTCAATGTTAGGTTCCTGTGGGTAATTCCCATCTACGGGCTTGAGTTCATCTAAGTATCGGTCTTTGAAAATAGTCTGCTTCTTGAGCCGCTCTAGCTTTGCCATGCGGTCAAATTGCTCAGGAAAATCCACTTTAATCTTGTTCCAGTACCCCATGCCACCTTTAACGCAGCCAATGCAGTTGTTATTGAGGTATCCCAGCTTGTACATCTCTGGCAACTCAATACCAGCGTTTTGAAGCATAGCTAAACAATCAATCTTGCCTAAGCCCTTGTCAATAAGCGGAACCCAAACGTCAACCTCATTGTTGGCATCAATAAATCGGTTATAGCGCTGTTGTTCCTCTGCCGTATAACCAAATACCTGACGGTCGCCAACTTGCTCATAGCGTTGACGCACCTGCTTTTTAAGCAAACGAGTACATGGGGCGGCTCCCCTAATATTCATTGCGCTAGTCTTAAACGTTTCGTAAATAGAACGCTTGTAGTAATCATTGCCAAGAATAACAATCTCTTGCCCAAACCACTTCTCACACTCCGCAAGAAATCGCTTGTTATCGGGATGTTCCTCCATGACTTCGGTGTAAGCAATAACCAGAAGCAACTTGCCTGCGTTCTCCGCAATAGCCAGTTTGGTGGCAACAGCACTAGCCGCGCCACAGCTAAACCAGCAAACAATTCTTTTTGTCATGCCTCTACCCCTAATAGTTCTAAAGTTTCTTTGAGGAGGTCAGCCTCATCGTAGCCATAGTGCTTAACGAACCCCTTAGTCCCAAGGCCATGCAATCCCGTAGCGCCTCTATGATGCTCAGGGCAGAGCGGTATAACGCTCATGTGGCTAGAACGCCCCCAGCCCCCCGCCAAGCGCCTTGGATGGTGCAACTCCGCAGGCGTACCTTCATACCCCATCCGCCTGCATACAGCGCAACCTAGTTCTGATACAGCGCTCATGTGTTTCTTTTCCTTCAATGTAGTCAAGCGTCTTCCTCCTTAAAATAACTAATCTTGGCTTCGGCTGGTGTGTATTCTTTATCCATTGCCCTTTTCCTCGGCTTCAAGTTCACGCAGGTCATTAGCTGCATCAGATACGCCATGCCAATCGCATCTAGCTATCATGACGTGCATATATTCAATCAAAATATTTCTTTGTGTTTCGTAATCTGAATAATCTTTCATATAGCTTTCTCCCAATAAAGTTCTAACCAATCTTCGTATGCAGCCCAGCACATAAGCCAGTCCCAACTGCGTCGGTGGTCGTTTATTTGATAATAAAATTCTGCTAGCTGCAAGCAAGTTTCTTTTGGCGGTGGCTTTGAATTCATCGCTTCCCCGTTTATTCATTGGGTTCTTTTTTAAGCTGCCCAATACGCAAGCCTGCCTCAAACCCAGCAAGGTAGGCACGGCGCTCAATCCAAAATTGGTTTGGGTGGTGGCTATGTTCCCATTCATTAAAAGAATCGACGCTAGTCTCCGCCAAAATACTTTTTCGTTTACGCCAACCCACTGCCTGTTCGTTGTCTGATTTTACCGTCAAGGCCATCCTCCACAATGAATAAAACAAAAAAAACAAACCGACACCAAACAAGACATTGTTGTGGATAGCCCATCCAGAAGCCCAGCAAAATACCCATGCTAAGCCGTGGAGGACACCCCAT